AATATTGGTTTAAACCAACGGAATTTGGAATGGCCGAATATACGGATGATAAATTTGCGGGTATATTTATTTTATTAATTAAAAATATGCGAATGTAACTCAATTTGGCAGAGTGCCAGTCCTCCAAACTGGAAATTTGTGAGTTCAAGTCTCACCATTCGCACCATTAAAAAATCCTATTAATTTCAAAAAATAATCCTTGACATTCTAATTTTAATATTGTATATTATCTATTGTAAAAGAAAACTAATTAAACCTTTTAAATTTGGAGAATTTTAAAATGTATATTGATGCAGAACCAGAAAGATTATTTAAACTAACAAAAAAACTTAATGATTGTTCAAAAAAATATTATGATGGAAATCCAGAAATTTCAGATTTTGAATTTGATTCACTTCTTAAAGAACTTAAAAATCTTGAAACTAAATATCCTGAACTAAAAGAAAAGAATTCTCCAACTGATAGAGTTGGAAGTGACCTAAATACAAAACTTACTGAAATAAAACATTCTTTTCCTGTTCTTTCATTAGATAAAGCATATAATGAAAATGATTTAAAAAGATTTGAAAATAATTTTAAACCTTTTGAATCAGACCCAGTTATTGTAGTTCAGCCAAAAATTGATGGAATGAGTATTGTTCTTTATTATACTGATGGAAAACTTGATTATGCACTTTCTCGTGGTGACGGAAAAAGAGGTAATGATATTACTGCAAATGTAAAAACAATAAAAGATATTCCTTACTCAATAAATTCCAGAGGTAAAATTGCAATTCGTGGTGAAGCTGTTATGTATAAAGAAGATTTCAAAGAAATTCAGAAGGAAAATCCTGAATTTAAAAATGCAAGAAATCTTGTTTCTGGACTTATGAAAAGAAAAGATTCAAAAAGTATTGCAAAATATCCGATACATTTTATAGCATATGATTATGTTCCACTTGAAAGTACTCAAGTTTTTAACATTGATTCTGTACAAATGACTTATCTTAATGATAATGGATTTAATATTACTCAAACCTTTTCAATGAAATATTCTGATTTCCAATTTAATTTAAATGATTATATTAAAACTAATTATATAAGTATTTTTCCTTATGATGCTGATGGAATTGTAGCAAAACTGAATGATTTGGAACTTAGAAATAAAATAGGTCTTTCAAATCATGCTCCTAAATGGGCATTTGCTTGGAAGTTTGATTCTCTTGAAGCAGTAACAAAAATTCTTGATATTCAGTATCAAGTTGGAAGAACTGGAAAAATTACTCCACTTGCGATTCTTGAACCTGTTGAACTTCTCGGAACTACAGTTTCTAAAGCAAGTCTCCATAATGCAGAACTTCTTTTGGAACTTGGTGTAAATATAGGTGATGATGTTATTGTATCAAAACATGGAGAAATTATTCCACAAGTTGATGGGTTGAGTAAGAAAAATTCTATTGGTGTTTATGTACCAATTACAAATTGCCCTTGTTGTGGAACAAAATTAGTAAAAAATGGTGTTCACCAGTTTTGTCCAAATTCTGATTCTTGTTCTGAACAGATTATAGGAACTCTTACATTTTTTGTAGGAAAAGAATGTATGGATATTGATACAATGTCTGAAAGTACTATAATCAAATTGATTGACAATTTTGGAATAAAAGATCCTTTTGATTTGTATATTCTTAATTTTGAAAGACTTTATGGAATAGAAGGATTTGGTACTTCAAGAATTGAAAAATTCAAAGAGGAAATTGAAAAATCTAAATCTTCTCCATTTTCTAAGTTAATAAAATCACTTGGATTTGAAGGAATTGGAAATAGTACTGCAAAACTTCTTATTGAATCTGGGTATAATTCATTTGATAAACTTATTAATGCTAAATATGAAGATATTATAAGAATAAAAGGAATTGGAAATAGTTTAGCAAATCAAATAACAACTATTTTTAAAGAAAAAGAAGATGTTTTTAGAAAATTTGAATCAATAGGTTTTAAACTTTATGAGGAGGAAGAAATGAAATTTAATGAAATGACAGAAATGAATGAAGGTTCAGGAGAGCTTAAAGGAAAGTATTTTGGACTTACTGGAAACTTTGATAATTATAAACCAAGGAAACTTCTTATTGATAAAATAAGATCTCTTGGTGGGCAAGCAGAAGAAGCAGTTAGTTCAAAAACTACACATTTAGTTATTGGAAATAAACCAGGTGGGTCTAAACTTTCAAAGGCGGAGAAAATGGGTATACCTGTTCTTTCTGAAGAGGAATTTGAGGCAATGATTAAGTAAACCATTATAAATAAAAATATTCCTTTACAAATGAAATAGGGAGGAAATGCCTATGAAATAAAATGATAAAGATAAATGATAAATAATACAAATTAGATTAATTATGCAGAAAATGAAGTTAAGAATCTAAAACATAAAAATGTAATAAACTAAAAATAAATTTAAAAAGGAGTTTTAAAAATGAAAAAATTTATGTCTATTTTACTTGTAACATTGTTTACAATTGGTATTTCTCTTGGTTGTACTAATAAGACACCTAAAGATGATTCTGGTGCAGTAGTTCAAGAACCAACTACTGAAACTACAACTGCTCCAGTAGATACAAATGCAGTAAAATAAAATAAAAATTATATAGAAAGTTTAGAAAAAGCAAAGGTTTAAAAATCTTTGCTTTTTCTTTAATATAATAAAAATAATCCTTGACAAAGCAATTTATAATGTATATATTATCTATTGTAAGTTGAAATTAAACTAATTTAAAATTTAAAAACAATTTATTTCAAGGAGACCTAAAATGAATTCTACGGTTTATTCTATCATTACTGATAAAATTGTAAAAATGATTGAAACTGAAAAAGTACTTCCTTGGAATAAACCTTGGAATTCTAATTTTGAAATTCCAAGAAATTTTGTAACAAAAAAACCTTATCGTGGCTTTAATGTTTTTTTTCTTGCAATGAGTGGATGGGATTGCCCATACTGGGCTACATTTAATCAAATAAAAGCAAAAGGTGGTTCAGTAAAAGAAGGAGAAAAAGGATCTTTAGTTGTATTCTGGAATCCAGTGATAACTAAAAAAAATGATTTAGTAGATTCTACTTATGAAGATGATTCTGATACTGAAAAAGAAGAAACTACAGATAAAAAATACTTCATGTTAAGGTATTATACAGTTTTTAATATTAGACAAACTTCCATAGTCTGGGAAGCACCTAAAAATGAAAATGAAATTGAATTTACACCTATTGAAAAATGTGAAACTATAGTAAAAGAATACAAAACATGCCCAGTAATTAATGAAAATGGTTCTGGTGCATCTTATAATACAAGTACAGATGAAGTTAAAATGCCAAAAAAAGAAAAATTTCATTCTGTAGAAGAATATTATTCTACATTGTTTCATGAACTTACTCATAGTACTGGTTCTGAATCACGCTTAAAAAGGTTTAAAACTGGTGAAATTGGAATTTTTGGTTCTGAAGTTTATTCTAAAGAAGAACTGATTGCAGAAATGGGAGCATCTTTTCTTTGTGGATTAACTGGAATTGAAAACAAAACTATTAATAATTCTGCTGCTTATATTCAAGGTTGGGTAAAGAAATTAAAAGATGATAATACATTAATTATTAAAGCTTCTTCAGCTGCCCAAAAATCTACAGATTATATAACTAATAATGAAAAGATTTAAATAATTATAAATAATTAAAAACAAATAATGAATAGAACGATATATAAATTTTCAAATTATTTTAGCGCACTTTGATGAAAGACTATATAGTATCTTTAGGATAATTTAATTGGTGGAGAATCGGGATTCCAATTATTATTTGTTTTTATTTAAGTAATATTATTTATTAAAGAGAAAGTATTTTAATGGGTAAATTTTTAGATATAATAAATGAAGGAATAGAAAATATAGTTCTTGAATATATTTCAAGTATCATAAAAGGAACTGAATGGCAAGGTCATGTTTTTCTTGCCGGAGGTGCTGTTCGTGATGAAATTCTTGGAAAAGAACCTAAAGATATTGATTTACTTGTTGATACTCCAAATGGTGGAATTAAATTTGCAGAATGGATAACTAAAAAAACAAAATCTTATAAATCTGAGTCTAATCCAGTAATTTACCCAAAATTCGGTACTGCAAAATTTAATCTTAGAACTACATATAAAGGTATTAACCTAAGTGAAATTGATATTGAAGCAGTAATGACCAGAACAGAAAAATATGAAACTGGTAATAGAAAACCAGAAGTAAAATATGGAAATTTAAAAGATGATGTTTTTCGTAGAGACTTGACTGTAAACAGTCTCCTTAAAGACCTTTCTTCTGGTGAAATTAAAGATTTAACTGGTCGTGGAATTTCTGATATAAAAACTGGTAAAATAAGAACACCACTTGACCCAGATATTATTTACAAAGACGATCCACTTCGGATGTTGCGTGCTATAAGATTTGCAGTAAAATATGGTTGGTCAATGGATTTAGATTTAATTAAAGCAATTAAAAGAAATTCAGGATTACTTAAAAATATTTCTACTGAAAGAATTAATGTAGAACTTAGTAAAATTCTTACAAGCAATAATCCAGTTCAAGGAATTAAACTCCTTAGAATAACAGGTCTGAATGATTATATTATTCCAGAACTGAATAAACTAAAAAATCTTAAACAGAATAAACATCATGATTTTGATGTTCTTGGACATACTAATCAAGTTATCAGTAAAACTAGTCCAGAATTGATTACAAGACTTGCAGCAATGCTTCATGATATAGGTAAAGTAAAAACTAAAGAATTGATAAATTCTGAAATTCACTTTTATCGGCATGAAGAAGTTGGCGCAGAAATGGCTTCTGAAATTCTTAAAAGATTAAAATATCCTAATGATATAGTTGAAACAGTAACTATGATGATTTCAAATCATATGAGATTAAAATCTGCTGGTGATGAAGCAAAAATTTCAGATAAAGCACTTAGGAAACTTCAGTATGACCTTGGACCACATCTTGAAAAAACTTTAGAACTTATGCACGCTGATAATAGTTCTCATGCTAAAAATTCAATGATGATTAATCAGATACCTAAAATAAGAAACCGGATAAGCAATCTTAAAACACCAGAAAAAATAGTACTTCCAATAAATGGTGATGAAATTATGAGAATTTGGAATCTTAAACCTGGAAAAGATGTTGGGAGAGTTCTTGATTTTGTTAAAGATAAATATATGGAAAATCCTAAAATTACAAAAGATGAAGTAATTAAAGAAATTGATTCTCATATGAAAAATAAAATATTTATTTAAAAATTTAAAAGTAAAGGTAAAAATAAATGAAATTTAAAAAAATTCTTGAAAAACAAAGATTTACTGAAAAGATTGAATTATTTTGGTATAATCCAGCAAAAGAAGAAGATAATCCAAATAAAAATAAAAATTTTAATTGGGATAAACATGCATTAACTGGTAATATAAAAGATAGTACAATATATTTAAATTGGGAAAATAATAATTCTGAATTTGGGTTTTATGATAAAAATGATGAACCAATATTAATAGGATTTAAAGCATCTAATTATGATAGAGAAAAATTAGAAAAAAAAATTAGAACTTATATATAAAAATAAATTAAAACTTAATAAGTTATGGACTGCTTGGTCTATTGCATAAAGGAAAATAAAAATGAAATTTAAAGAAGTTATACTGAATGAGGATAAATCAACTATTGAAGTTAGTTCAATGAAAGAATTTAATAAATTGACTTCTGAAAGAAATAGTATTATATCTAAAAATAAAAGTAGATTAATGGGAGGCAAAGGATCACCATTACCAGTTCCACCTAAACCAATACTTAAAAAAATTCCAGTGGCATATAAAAAAGATGGAACTTATGAAGGTAGACTGAATAATCCAAATGAATGTCCTAAAGATTGTGTTGTAAAATGGGAAAATCCAAAATATTAAAATGAAATTGTAATAATTAAAAGGAGAATAAAGTAAAAATGAAATCTGATTACCCATTAGTTCATTTTATGAATGAATGTTTTCAAGAATATAAAGATGAAGTTTCATTGGTACTCTGGAGTTATAATTGTAACCTAAAATGTTCATGGTGTTCGATGAAAGATTTAATATATGATAAAAAGAATATTTTAGATGTAAATTATATAGATTTAATAAAATCACATACAAGTTTAGAAACTGCTGTGGTATTTCTTGGAGGTGAACCAACTTTATATCCAAGAGGATTAATTACAGGTTGTTCATTTGCAAAAGAACTTGGATTAAAAACAAAAATTTTTACAAATGGATTTAACAAAAATATAATTCATAAACTTTTAAATTATAATTTGCTTGATTCTATATCCATAGATTACAAAGATAAATATCCTAATAATATAATTTATTTGCTTGAGTTAGTAGGTAATAGAATTCCAGTTGAAATAAGAACAACCATACACCCAGAATTAAGAGAATTTGATTTAGAAACAATGGAAATTGTAATAAATGACCTTAAAAAGTATTATCAAATTACTTATTACAAACAAAGATACCAACAATTTTAAACTTAATTTTAAAAGGAGAATCTTAAAATGGATTATAAGTGTAATGTTCCTGAAGGAGAATCTGGTATTTGGTCGGTTAAAAAATTTGTCGTTTCTGAAGAAGAATCTAAATGGAATTCTTTACGTTCTATGATAAATCATAGTGGAAGATTTGTTCCAGAAGGAACATATACAAAATTAATAAGAAACAATACAATTGTTATGACAGATACTCCAGATGAAATACGAGATTTAAGATTTGCTATATATAAAGCTAAAGGACATGTTCTTGTTAATGGTCTTGGTCTTGGAATATTTGTTGATTTAATTCTTAAAAAACCTGAAGTAGAAAAGGTAACTGTTATTGAAATAAGTCAAGATGTTATAAATCTTGTTGGAACTTATCTCAATGAATTATATGGAGACAGACTTGAAATAATACATTCCGATGCTTTTGAATATAAACCTCCAAAAAATATCAGATATAATGCAGTATGGCATGATATTTGGGATGATATTTGTTCTGATAATCTTAAATATATGACTAAATTACATAGAAAATATTGTAGAAAATCGGATTGGCAAGGTTCTTGGGCAAAAGAATTATGTAGGTAAATTATAATTAAAACATAAATATTTTAAAGGAGAAATTACAATGAAATTATATGTTACTGGTATAAATTATGGTTCTACTTGGGATTTAGTAGGAATATTTGATAAAGAATATGATGCTATAAATAATTGTCCTAATGAAAATTATTGGATTGCTCCTGTGACATTAAATGAACCAATCTTTGATATTGCTTCATCTTGGGAAGGATTATATTTCCCTAAAGAAAATTTAAAAAATAATACCAATATACATATAGATTATAAAAAGAAAGAAAGGTAAAGTAAAAAGTAAAAAGAAATGAAAGTTAAAGACATGATGTTAAAAATGAGAAAAATACACCCAAATCGTATCTTTGATACAGATTACCAATTTAATTTTGAAGAAAATACTGATAATTTTGAAAAAATAGGTACTAAAAAAACAAAATTTAAAGATATAGACAAACGTCCTGCTAAAAAAAGAGGAACCAAAACAAATCAAAAAATGAAATGGGATACAGAGAAATAAATTAAAAATCCTATTATTATAAATAATTAAAATAACAACAATAATAGGAGACCAAAAATGAAAACAAAAATTAGAGTATTACCAGTTTATTTTTATGAAGAATCAGAAGATGATAAAAAATATATAGAACTTATAGAATCTGATTTTATAAATTTTCAAAAACTAGTTAAATCCCTTCTTAAAAGATGGTTAGAAGAAAAGAAGGGATTAAGTAATGTTAATAGTATATAAAACAACCAACTTAATAAACTATAAATTTTATGTGGGTCAGGATAAAAATAATAATCCTAAGTATTTGGGTTCTGGTTTAATTTTAAACTTAGCTATTAAAAAATATGGTTCTGAAAATTTTAGAAAAGATATTCTTGAATATTGTAGTTCAAGAGAAGAGTTAAATACCAGAGAAAAATTTTGGATTAAACTAACAAGAGCAAGAGAACTTGGATATAATATAACAGAAGGTGGACAATGTTGTAATGTAATGAGTTATTATAAAGAAAACAATCTTGAAAAATATAATGAAATTATAAAAAAAATTATCCGATTCACATAAAAATAAATCAACATGGAACAAAGGTAAAAAAACATCTGAAGCAACTAAAGAAAAACAAAGAAATAAAATTGTATCTGAAGCAACTAAAGAAAAACAGAGACTGGTGCATTTAGAACATAAGCCATCTGAACAAACAAAAGAAAAAATGAGACAATCACAACAAAAAAGAAGAGAAATAGAAAATCAAAATGATACAAATCCATGTAAAGGAACTAAACATACTGAAGATAGTAAAAAGAAAATGAGCGAATCACATATAGGTCATATTACAACAGATGAAACTAAAGATAAAATAAGTCTTGCACTTAAAGATAAACCAAGATCTGAACAAGCAAAGAAAAATATAAGTCTTGCACTTAAATATCACTGGTCTGAAGTAAAAAGAAAAAATATGAAGATAAAAATAGATAAATTAATATCTGAAGTAACTAAAGAAAAAATAAATTATATTAAAGGAGAATAATTTATGAGATTAAAAAAACGGATATCTAATCGTTGGTTAGTACATGTCGACATAACCAACCACTGTTCAAGCAAATATAATTGTATTTACTGTACACGGTACATAAAACACTTAAGAGCAGACCAAAAATATTTTATGGGATTAGATTACTTTAATAAGGTTTTAGATTCCTTAGAAAATTTTCCTGGTAGAATTGGTATTATGGGCGGACTTCCTACAGTTCATCCAGAATTTAAATCTATATGTAAAATACTTCAAGAAAGAATACCAAGGAATAAGCTTCAACTTTGGGTATCTGGAGAACCTACATATTATTCACAGAAAGATATTATAGATAAAACATTCTTTTGTACTACAAACAATGAACATAATGATCTTCAAAAAGAAGTTTGTGAACATCAAATAACCACTCTTGCTTCATCTGAAGTAATTCCTAATGAAGAAACCAGAACTTCTATTATAGAAAATTGTTGGGTTCTTCGTGATTGGTGCCCAGTAATTGGATGTTTACCAAATAATCCGGAATCATATAAAGCTGCATTTATATGTGAATTGATGATAGGTCAAGAAATTATCCTAAACAAAAATCTTGGAATAGATTTTGTTGAAGATCCATATTGGTGGAACAGACCAGTTACAGACCAAGAATATATTAAACAACTTGAAACATATTGTCAATATTGTTCTATGTGTATTCCAATGAAAACACAAAAACTTCAAGATACCAAAGAAAAAATATCACCTAAATTATATAAAATTCTAAAAGATAATGGTTCTAAATTTATTAATTCAGATAAATGTGAAATTATAGATACTGTTATTTCAGATAAAGAAATGAAAGATGTTCTTGAAAATGGGTGGCAACCAAGAAAATTTAGAGGTGATATTCCTGGTGGAGAATCATAAAATAATTAAAGCATAACAATATCATATAGGTTTAGAAGATGAATTTGAATTACTTGCATAAATTATATAGTACTTGACAAAATAAAAAATATATGTTATATTATACAATTATAAAAAATATAAAAAATTAAGGAGAAAATAAAATTATAAACAAAAAAGATATTCAAACATTTTATGAAATTTTAAAAATATTTGAAAAAAGGAGTACTTGTATAAAAACAAATGTTTCTGCTTTATTAATTAGAAATTGTAGAATTATAAGTACTGGTTGGAATGGAACACCTAAAGGACAACCACATTGTAATGAAATATTTAATAAAGATTTTGATAAACTTGAACATCATAATTGGCAAATAGAAAATGAAATACATGCTGAAATGAATTGTTTATCTTTTGCTGCTAAAAATGGAGTAAGAACAGATGATACAATTTTATTTACATCTATGATTCCATGTACAGATTGTGCTAAAATGATTATTCAATGTGGAATTAAAGAAATTTATTATTATATGGATTATGAATTTAATAGTTCTAAAGAATTATTATTAAAAAATAATATTAATATATATAAAATAGATAAGGAGAAATAATTTGGCAAAAGTAAAAGAAGAAAAACCTATATTTGAAGAATCAAAATTAATTAAAGATTTAAGAAAAACATTAAAAGATGAAGTATCTATTGGATTTGATGATATACTTACAGTAAAAGAATGGTATTCCACTGGATCTAAAATGCTTGATATGCAACTTAATGGTGGATATTTAAATAAAGGAGGAATACCTGCTGGTAAATTAACAGTTTTTGCTGGTCTTAGGACTTGTGGAAAAACATATTTTGCAATTCAAGCAGCAATAGATTTTTTAAACAAGAAAGAAAATGGATATGTATATTATTTTGATTCAGAAAGAAATATTTCATTTGAAACATTTTTAAATGCTGGACTTGATGAGTCTAAAGTAAATAGAGTTGTTATAATTCCAGTAAATACTTATGAAAAATTCAGAACAAAAATGGTTAAAATTTTTGATTTTTCAAAAGAACATAATATAGATGGATTTCTTATTTTAGATTCAGTTGGTGGACTTATAACAGAAAAAGCATATATTGAAGCACACGCAGAATCAGATAAAAATGGTATTTCAGATATTAAAGTTGCTATGGGAAGACCACAACAAACAATAAAAGAATTAACTAAAATAGCAATTCATGATGGCGGAACTTTAAGATGGCCTATGATATTTATAGCTCATGTATATAAAGATACTAATGCACCAAATCCAAAATATGCTGGAAATATAGTTTCTGGTGGGGAAGGAATTGGATATTTCAATTCTACATTAGTAGAATTTTCAAGAAGTAAATCAAAAGATGAAAAAATAGAAAATAAAACTATTCATGATATAAACGGAATTTTAGTTAGGTCAAAATTAACTAAATCAAGATTAGCAAGAGAAGAAACTATTGTCCATTCATTAATACATTTTAATTATGGTGTTGTACCATATTATGGTTTTGTATCAATGCTAGAACAAGCTGGATGGATTAAAAAAGAAGGTACTAAATATATAATTAATGATGGAAAATATTCTATTCGTGAACTTAATAAAAATGATGAATTATTAAAACCATTATTAGAACAATTACAAAATTGGACTATTGCTCAATTTGGACTTGGTAAAATGTCATTGAATACTAATCTTGATGATTTTATTAAACCTGAAACTACATTAGATTTTGAAGATATAAATGAAGATGAAAATATTTTTGATGAAGCTGAAGAAGCTTAAAATAAAGGAGATTTTAAATAATTTATGGATAAACTTATACTTAATAAGATTATCACAAATATAGAGTATTCAAAAAGTATTTTCCCTTTTATTAAATTAGATTATTTTACAAATACTTTTGATAAAAAAATAATGAACCAAATATTTAATTATTATCAATCTTATCAAAAACTTCCATCATTTGATGAAATAGAACATGATATAAAAGACACATACCCAGAAAATGTTTCTGATTCAATTGTTGAAAGACTTGAAGAAATAAAACAAGAAGAAAAAGAAATTCTTGTAAAAAAATTAGTTAATGATTCAGAAACATATTTTAAAAATGTAGCAGTACAAAATGCAATTATAAAATGTGCAGAAATTATTCAAACTAATAAAATTGAAGATTTTCAATGTTTTCCAGATTTACTTAAAGATGCACTTAAAATTTCTTTTAATACTACAATTGGTATAAATTTTAAATTTAAAGATGATATTGAACAAAGATTTAATGATTATATCACCAGACCTGATAAAATAGAACTTAGTACAAAATTACTAAATTTTATAACAGATGGTGGATTTGAAAAAGAAACTTTAAATTTATATTTTGCTCCTACTAATGTAGGTAAAACCTGGAAACTTGTAGATGATGCTGCATTCTTTTTTAGAGCAGGATATAATGTACTTTATGTTACTCTTGAAATGTCCCAAGCAAAAATAATGCAAAGAATTGAAACAAATTTATTTCAATTACCAACAAATAAATTTAAAGACCTTACATTTAAAGGATATTTGGAATATCTTAAATCTGTAAAACCATTTCCAAATAAAAAATTAGGAAATTTAATTGTTAAACAATTTCCTACATCAATGGTAAATAAAACTCATATTGACCAGTTATTAGATGAACTGGAACTTAAACAAAATTTTAAAGCAGATATTTTAATTGTGGATTATCTTGGAATTTTACAACCAGTAAGTACTACATATGCTAATTCTTATGAAAAAGGAAAAATTGTATCTGAAGACCTAAGAGGTTTAGCAGTTGAAAAGAAAATCTGTATTATTTCTGCTGTACAAACAAATAGGTCTGGATTTAATACATCTGATTTTGATTTAAAGTCAATTTCTGAAAGTGTCGGAAGTTTGTTTGTTGTCGATTTTGTTTGTGCTTTAATTCGTGATGAAGATTTGGATGAAACAAATGAAATGTGGATAAAACCAGTAAAAAATAGATATCAACCAATTGTGAATAAAAAATTTAATATAGGAACTAATATTGATACACAATCATTTTTTGATGCAGAACAAGGTGCAGATTCCGATTTCACTGAGGAAAAAATAAAAGAATTAGAAGAAAAAAAGAAAAATTTTTCAACATTTAAATTTGATTAATTTTATTAAAATAAAAGGATATTACAATTGTATAATATTTTAGAATACCGCCACAAAAAAATAATACCCAAAGAATTGTCAAATTTTTCCGACTATGATTTTAAAAAACAAATTGTCTTAAGTTTTAAAGGTAGTATTTTTACAAAATATGATTTACTCTTATTTTTTAAACATATCAGAAATATAAATTTATGTCTGAATAAACTATTCAAGCAATATAAAAAAACAACTGAAGATTCAATACTAAATTCTATTATTTTTTTATATGAAAATTATTTGGAATCATTTATAGATTCAATATTTGCACATTATTTTCATTGTACTGCAAAAGATGAAAATAAACAGGATGTCCTTAATACAATTATTCATATAGCATGGGAAAAAATTTATAAATAATAGTAATTTAAAATGTATAAAATAAAAAAATTATAAATAATTAAAAATATGTTATATTAATATTAAAATGGGAGATGAGTATATAAATGAAAAATTTTTCAAATGCATTACATCAAATGTTAGAAGAAAAAACAAATATATGTCCATTTTGTGGGGCACCAATTGAAAATATTGAAACCTGGAAATACACAAATGAATATAGTAAAGATTATACAATTTCTAATGATAAAGAATTAGAATATGTAAAAGAAATAAATCCAATTCAATATTTTTGTAATTCTTGTAAAAATGCTTGGGTACTTGATACATATGGTAATGCATATTCAATTGATGTATCTTCGGAAATAGATGGTTCAACTATTTCAATTAAAAAAGTAAAAAAAGAAGAAGAAAATATTCAAGGAGTAAATACTTCGACACATGGACCAAATGAATATAGAGTTCCCCTTAATTTCAAATATTTTTGGACTCCACATATGGAAAATGATTCTTCTGAAACACATTTAAAAAGAAAAGAAAAAACAAATGTTGATGAATTTAATGTTGCTATAGAAAAACTTATTGAAGCATGTAATAAAAATAAAATAGTATCTACATCAAAGAAAAATATAATATTTAAAGATGGTAAATATAAAATGACAAGATTAGATACTAAAGTAAATGAAACTTTTAAAATTTCTGAATTTTCTAATTTATCTAATATTCCTACTAAAGTTGATGAAATGCTTGGATTTAGCGGAAAACTTGTATCATTTATTGAAAAATCAGAAAATCCATTTTTACTTGAACAACAAATTTCAAATTATATTAAATCAACAAATTCTCCCAATGTTGAAGATATGATTGAATTTTTAAAAGAAAAACATCCAGTTGATGCAGAAGGAATACAAACTCTTAATGAAGTTTTGAGTTTAAAAGCAAGAAAAGAAATTAAAATTCTTCCAGAAAAACCACATATTGGATTAAAGGTTACTTGTAATGGTTATGATGGTATTATTAATAAAGTACATACTGGAACATTACAAGGAATGGTTGATGTTAAATTAGACTCTGGTTTAACTACTGTTGCTTGGTCAGAAGTAAAAAAATTCCATAATAAAAAGGAATCAAAATAATGAAATTTAAAGATATTATAAATGAAGAAATGGACACAACCAGAAAAGAAATTTTATCAAAAACACTTGAAATTAAAAAAATTAGAGAATCAAATAAAAAATTACCTTATAATGACCTTCAAGCAAGAAAAAATAATGAAAAAAGAATTTCTGAACTTGAAGATGATATTTTTGATTTAAGAATAAAAGACAACTTAGAGAAAAAAAGATTGAAAACAGAAGTAAAATAATGAATAAATAAAAATTATATATTAAAAATGCAAAGATATTAAAAGTCTTTGCATTTTTCATTTTTATCTTGACATTTAAGATTAAATGTATTATATTATACAAAATAGAAAAGGAGAACTAAATTTATATGTATATTTCTTGTGAAAAAACTGATAAATATTTTTTATATCGTTACATTGATTCAAATACTTGTATTTGTAAAATATCAAGAATTCCATACACAGCTGAACTGTTTCTAGAATCAGTAAAAGACCAAAATTCAAAATTCAAAGGATTTAAAACAAATAAACTTCTTAAAAAATATGATTTTAATAATTCAAAAGAATTTTATGAATTTAAAACAAAATTTGAAAATAAAGTTTATGGAAATGTTCCAGATATTTATCAATATCTTTCTACTGTAGATATTAATATTGAAAATATAAAATATCTTAAAATATGGTCTCTTGATATTGAAACATATTCAGAAGATGATTTTCCTTCTGTAGAAAAAGCAAATAAATATCCTATTATAGTTATAAATATACATAATATAATTGATGATAAAAAATATTCTTGGATTTTAGATAAAGAATGTAAATGTTCTAAAAAATCTAAAGATAATTGGGAAATAAAATTATATGTAAATGAAAAAACAATGCTTTCAGAATTTATAAATTTTTGGAAATCAAATATTAAAAATATTCATATATTAACAGGATGGAATACTAAAACTTATGATATTCCTTATATATTTAATAGATTAAAATCAGAATTTGGTAATGATAGTGAAGAAATGATTAAAGATTTTTCTCCATTTAAAATAGTAAGAGCAAAAACTGTAAGAAATAGAAAAACAAATGAAAATGAAGCATGTTATCAAATATATGGAATACCACAATTAGATTATTTAAATTTATTTGAAAAATTTCCTAAAGAACCTTATCCTTCCAATAAACTTGAAGATATTTGTCAAATAGAATTAGGTTATGGAAAATTAGACCATTCTAAATATAATTCATTTGCAGATTTTTATAATCAAGATATAAATAATTTTGTTGAATATAATATGATTGATAATTCTCTTATAAGAGATCTTGATAAAAAATTTAAATATATAAATCTTGCAATAACTATTGCTCTTGAGTGTAGAATTAATTATGAAGATATATTTTCTCCAGTAAAATGTTGGGAAGGTTTAACTTACAATGAACTTAAAAAAGATAATTTTTATATCTATCCAAGAAAAAGTAATTATAAAGAAGATTATATGGGTGCATATGTAATGGAACCAGAAAAAAATCTATATGAAGCAATAGTTTCTTATGACTTAACTTCTCTTTATCCTTCTGTTATAATTGCAGGTAATATTTCACCAGAAACAATAATTGAAAATAAAGAAAATAAAGATGCTTCAATAGAAAAATTTTTAGCCGGATATTCTACAAAAGAAATATACGGAAATAATATAATTTCAGATCCAGCGGGAAATCTTTTCATAAAAGATTTTCAAGGTGTTATACCTAAAATTATGAAAAGATTATTTGAAAATAGAGTATTAAGTAATAATCTTAAAAAGAAAAAACAAAAAGAACTTGTAGAATTAAAACAAAAACTTAAAAATATAGAAGGAGAGAATAAATAATTATGGAATTTGATAATAAAAGAAATATTTACTTTTATATAAGAAAGAAAAATGATATTGGTTTTAATCCAGAAGTAATTAATTATTATTTTTCTGATACTGGTGGAATAAAACTTATTATTAAAAATTTAACTAAAAATATAAATATTAAAGAGAATTGGGAAATAATTTATAATAATTTAGAATTAAATTTTTTTAATCATTTTGATTTAAATAAAATAGTAAAAAATGAAAATAATTATGAACTTTATGGAAGTTTTACATATTAAAAAAGGAAATTTATTAAAATGAAATTTAAAAAAATACTTGAACATAATCCAGAATTAAGAAGTGCTTCTCAATTACAAGCAGGTAATTATAAAATGAAACACATAAAACTTTATGGTATGGATATTTCAATAGAAAATGAAAAAGAAACATATAGGTCTGGAACTGATGAAAATGGTAAACAGTGGAAACAGAAGATGCATTGCGATTACGGATATATTAAAGGAACTACTTCAAAAGATAAAGATCATATTGATGTTTTTATTGGACCAAAGAAAAAATCTGCAACTTCAGTATTTGTAATAAATCAATTAAAAAATGATAATAAAATATTTGATGAACATAAATGTATACTTGGAGTAATATCTAAAGAAGATGCAGAACAACTTTATCTTAAAAATTATGAATCTGGATGGAATCATTATGATAAAAATATAATTGAAATGCCTATTGAAGATTTTAAAGAATGGTGTAAAAATGAAATTGCTACTAAAAAGAAAGCTGAGATTAAAAAAGATTGAAAATAAAAAATTCTAATATAGAAGATGTATTTTTAATAGTTCCAGAAATTCATACAGATTCTCGTGGATATTTTTTTGAAGTAATGAAAGATTCATTTTTGGGAATGAAATTTGTTCAAATTAATCAATCTATGTCTAAGAAAAATGTTATTCGTGGACTTCATTTTCAAAAATTTCCTTATGCAATGGATAAATTAGTTAGATGTATTCAAGGTAAAATTCTTGATATTGCAGTTGATATAAGACCTAAATCTAAAACATATAAAAAATATATAAAACAGATACTTGATTCAGAAAAAAATGAAATGATGTTTATCCCAAGAGGATTTGCACATGGATTTTTAGTAATTTCTGATTTTGCAATTGTTGAATACCAATGTACTGAAGAATATAATAAAAAATATGATTCTGGAATAATTTGGAATGACCTAGACATAAAAATTAAATGGAACTTAGAAAATCCAATATTATCTGAAAAAGATAAAAATTTACAAACATTAAAGGATTATGAAAATGAAAATAAATAAATTATTATGTTTGATATTATTTATTCCTATTTTATTTACAAGTTGTTATACTAATTTTATTATAGTTGATAGACAACCATTATATGTAAGTTATGGAAATTATTATAATGATTATGCTTATTATTATGGAGATTATTTTTATAGATATCATAATTTAAATAGAGATATTTTTTATTTTTTACCTAATGATAATAGAATTCATATAAATCAAAGGATAAATACAGATATAAGACAAAGACAATATAGAAATGATATAAAAATTATTCAAGAAAGAAGAAATAGTAAAAGAAATGAAATACAAAGAAATAATCAAAACCAAAGAACAACCAAACCAAATAGAAGAACTCCTTGAATTTGACCGTGATTATCTTAAACAAAGAGAAAATGACAAATCAAGTAAAGAAAATATAAATAAACAAATCCAAGAATATGAACAAAAAATTCAAGAACTTAAACAAAAACTTGTTGATAATTGGAGTAAAGACTAAAACCTAAAAAGGAAAAATATAAAAAATGCTAAATTCATCTAACTCATCTAATTTATTGCATGTAGAACTTAAACAAAAAATTTCAGAATGCCAAAATTTTATAGAATGTTTAGTAAAAATTTCAGGTTCATATTGGTCTGATTATACTTTTGAAAAAAATAATAAAAAAGAAAATGTAGTTTTAAAAAATAGTAATAGGGTTAAAAATATAATTAAAATTTCACCATTTGAACTATTTAAAACAGTAAAAGTAAATATAGATATTAATGTAGCATTAAATATTTTACAAAATTGTTCTGATGTTAAATCAGTATCAATTGTTCCAGAATTTATTCCTACTACAATTCCTAATGACCCACTTTTTTCACAGTGTTGGCATCTTAAAACAAATTCATACGGTATTAATGCAGAAGAAGCATGGAATGATACTGATGTAAATTTTGGTGAAGGAATGGTTATAGCTACAATAGAACCAGCAACAGGTGAACAATGTAGATATACTCATGAAGATTTTGGAAGTACAGGAAATAGAGATACAGATTGGAATAATATTGTACTTGGTATTCATCCAAGTCTTCTTTCAAGTAATTTTAACGGAATTCCAGACAGACCAGTTTCATTTGGTCATAATACACAAACAGCAAGTGTTATAGTTTCTCAAATTAATAATAATAAAGGTTTATGTGGAGTAGTTCCAAAAGCAAAAGTAAAACTTGTATATTATGAACATGTATCAATATGGGATCTTGTACCAAATGCAATAGTTAGAGCAGTAGATGAAAATGTAGATGTTATTTCAATTTCTCTTACTGGAAATAAAGATGATATTACTATTATGAATGCATTAACTTATGCAGGAAATAATGGAGTTCCAGTTGTTTGGGCACATGGGCCAAATAACAATACTGATGTTAATTTTAATCCTGCTCCACAAGCAATTTCAGTCGGTTCAATTGATAATGAAGGATTATCATATTATTCATATGGTGGTAGAGAAGTAGTTTCCCCAGGTATTAATATAGTAAGAGCAAGTGCATATTATAGTAATGATTCAATTAAAAATCCAGATATTAATATAAATGATGCATATGGTATTGGTTCTGGAAATAGTCTTGCAACACCAATTACTGCTGGAGTCATAGCAATAATTATGAAGAAAAATCCAACTTGGTCTTTAGGTGATATTAGACAAGCTCTTCATGCTGGATGTATTCCTGGAAATACTATTTATTATAATTCTAATCCGTTCTGGAATAAAGATTATGGTTGGGGCTGTATAAATGCTAAAAATTCTTTAGATATTACATTAGATAATATGGGTGTTCTTGGTCCAATGCAATTTAAATGTAAAACTCCTACTGGATTTAAAAAAATATTTTCATGGTACGACCCATATAGACAATCAAATTATCTTAAAACAGTAATAGTAAGAAATACAAGTATTCAAAGTACAGACCAAGTTATATCTACAGGAAAAATAGTTTGGGAAGGTACTGGAATTCCAGATGGTTTAATGTATAAATCTGATGAAATTTGGAATGAAAACGGAACATATTATTTTTCTATATTTAATGTAGATAAATTTGGCAATTATTCAAAATTATATGGAAATCCTGATGAATTTTTATCCGGAAATTTCAGACAAGATGGTTATATATCTTTTACAAAAACAATTGCATCTGGATATAATAGTAAACCAGTTGCAGATTTTACAGAAATAATTTCAGAACCAAATGCAGATGGTTCAGTTAGTGTAAAATTTATAAATCAAGATTTAGGTTATAAAAAAACCTTGGAATGGGATTTTGGAGATGGAGAAAAATCAACAATTCTTAATCCAACTCATGTATATACAAAAACTGGAATATATACAGTTAAACATTCAATGATTAATCCCTTAGATACTTCAATAAAAATCAAAGAAAATCTTGTTACTTGCACAATGATTAATCAACCAGTTCCTAAACCAATTGCAAAATGGGATTTAAACGAATCAATAAAATATTATGTTGGTGATATTTTAAATTTAAAAAATCTTTCAGAAAATTTTATAAGCACATCATGGACTATAAACGGAATAGATTTTTCTACTAATAATACAATTTTATATACATTCATAGAACCTGGAAACTTTACAATTTCTTTAACAGTAAAAAATAGTATTAATGATTATGATTTAATAAGCAAAACATTTTCTATTTTACCAAGTACTTATTATATGACTCAAATTATAGCTAAAAAAAATACTGATATATATAATTCTGCTAATTATTCAGAATTATTAGTAAATTTAACACAATTACAAGAAATGATATCTTACTGGAAAACATTACTTTTATAAAATAATTATTGACATTTTATTTTAAATAATATATATTGTATATTATGTAAAAGTTAATTAAAGGAAAATATTTATGATTACACAATATGAACTAATAAAATTTTTAGAAAATAAAGGATTTAAATATAAAACAAATAGTTCAGATATTGTAGTAGATAATATTATTTTTGAATCTGATACTGCTGAATTTGTTTTGCATTTAAATAAATCAATATTATTATATTATTATAAAAAATTTAATTTCGCATCAAAAAAATGTTATTTAGAATATCAATATTCTGATACTTTAGAAAATTACTCTATAATTGATGATGAAATTTTTTATCATAAAATTTTAGTTTCAAATAATATAATGAAAGATTCAATAATAGATAATTTAGGAAATCTTAGATTAAAGGAGAAAATTATACAAGATGATAAAAAATGATAAAATAAAAACATTAAATTTTTTACATTATTCTTCTGTAGAAAAACTTATAGAAGAATTAAAAAAATACAAAGATATTAGAGTTAATACAAAAACAGAAGTTACTATATTTTACACTACTGATAAAAAACCTATTGTAGATAATGCTATTAAAAAAGTATTAGAATCAACATAAAGAAACATAAAGGAGGTAAATTTTGGATAAAAACATTAAAATGTATATTCTTAAAATGTTTGAATTAAATGCAAGTGCTAAAATAGCATCTAATTTAGGAGATAAATATTCTGAAGAATATTAT